AACGCTGGCACCGAGCGCGGTTGCCAGAGATTCGATTCCTTTATCCATTGACCTTCACTTCCTCCACAATCGGTGCCGAATCGTCAAGCGCGGCGATTTCCGCGGCAACGTCTGTGACGCTTTCCTCTACAGTCTTGTATATGGCATAGCCACTCGCAGCGTAGTAATCGAGCATGTGCGGTTGGACGTAAAACGAGAGTCCATCCTTCTCAACTCTGTACGTGGTCATTCCATACCTCCTTATAGCGACGTGATCATTAGTCCATGGTCGAAAGTGATCGTCCAATTTGTCCAAGTCATAGACAGGTTTTGGCAAAGGCCGGACACGTTATACGTTCCGGTCAGTTGAAGATTTGTCCACGAGCTTTTCAGGTTCCCGACGAGCGTGACGCTGCCGCTCATGCCGGTCTTACAGGAGACGTACTCGCCACGGTCTTTGTATTCGCCGACGCCGATCCAGTCATCGGTGAGAAGGCAGATGCATCCTTTGCCAGCGAGACGCGCGCCATACACCTTGGACTTGGTGTTGTAGTTGTTGAATCCGACGTAGCCCGTAATGTCCTCAGCCGTGCCGCCGTATAGGTATCCGTTGGCCATTGCCGTGTAGCAGGTGCCGCCGCCGACGCTGAAACCGTCTGTACCTATGTAGAGACCAGAGGTGTTCGAATCGAGCGTAAGCTTATATCTATACAATTTGTTGTTATCGATTGATAGCCCGCCGATGACACCATAGGTCGTCTGGAAATAGCCGCTCGTCAGATTCCAGTAGTTCTTCCCCTGACCGTCACCGATTGTTCCACTCTTGAGGTATGTCGCATTGATGTACAGCTCGCCGCTGGACATGTAGATGCCTTTGTTTGCCCCGTCGTTGGTGAGCCGATTGAAGATCTCTTGCTGTTTGAGGCTCTCGTCGAGCTTTTCGACAAGTTTCTCCGCATCGGTCTTAGCCACCTCTTGCGCAATCATGCTCGTAGCCTGCCGCACTACCGCCGCATAGACCGTTACTGTGGATTAATAGTTTTCATAGGCGCTCTTATAATCCGACATGGCGGCTTTCAGCGCCTCGGCTGTTGAGCAGTTCGTGACATCCGAGATGGCTGACATCAGGACATCGAACGCTCCACCCTCGCCGAACGCTTTGTTGTACCTCGGCTCTAAGACTTGCGCCTTGAACTGAAACTGCAAATTTTTATTTGCCGACAGCGATTTGTGTTGTGCGGATAGGTCTTCTTTATCTTTCTGCGCGATCTGGAGAATCTTATTTACGGCAGCTTTCTCCGCCTCGGTGACGATGCCGTCTTTGGCGATCTCCGCAACCGTCTTGTCGAGGCTGCTTATCGTTTCGTCTAGTTCCTCGTTCCTTGTCTGGAAGTCTTTCCCCAGATGCTCGATGTCGTTTCTGTTCTGCGTCATTCCGCCGTGCAGGTCATCAATAACACCATCGACAGTCCAGCCGCCATCGCCGTATTTGGCATTTGGCGAAAGCTGGAATTCGCCTGTCTCCAAGTCCCAATAGTTCGCGCCCACCTCGTCGGTGAGCAGGCCGGCGCGGATGCGGTCTGCCCGCATCGTCCCGGCGTTGATGCAATCGGCGCTAACCTGAGCGCCAGTGATGAACGTGCGCCAGTTCCATTGACCGTCGCTTGCAAGCGACGCGGCAAGGCGGATGCCCATGCCGTTGATGTTTACCGCCCACATGCCGGACGTTGCCTTGAGTGGGACACCCGTTACGGCATCCAGCGGCACGTTGGAGTAGATCACGCCAAGCTCGAACGTCTCGACCTTGTACGTGCCGACGGCGCTGAACGCCTTGTTGAGCGCGCCCATGAGCTGGTTGAGCCACGAGACGGACGTGCCGGCAGCCGCGTCATAGTTAGCCCGCTGGTTGCTGCCGCTCTTGAGCTGCTGCGCCATTGACTGAAAGATGTCGGCCAGATCATCGGTTAAGTTGCCGAACACCACCGTGACATCGCCTGTCACCAGGTCGCGGGCCAGCTTCGAGACGCGACCCTTGAGCCTGATTCCCGCAGCGGAGAAGCCCTTGTCGATGATCGCCACGCAATCGCCGACAGCAACGCTTTCCCAATCTCGCCCGAAAGCGAACAGGTCAATCACGCTTGCTTCATAAGAGACGGTCGGCGTTTTGGCTTTCTCGAGGTAATCGTTCGTCTCGGCAAGAAGCTGCGCCGCGTCCTCGCATTGCTCGTTAATGTAAACGTCCACCGCAGGCGCGATGCCGCCGTTGCCGTCGGGATGTCCCCAAATCTCGGTCGCGGAGGCATCCTCGACGTAATTCTTGCCGCCGTTTATATCGCCGAAAGTCAAGCGCCGGCCAAAACCGCCGCCATCGGTCTCAACGCCCTTGCCGTAACCGTAAACGCGCGTCTTTGGATTCGCGCTGCCGGTCTTGCGCTTGATGCTTATGAGGTCTTTAGTCCACGTGAAGCGCTTGGGGCTTTGCTGGTTTCCGCGTTTCGCGACCACGCGCACGTATCGGTGTGTGACCTGCACACCGTCCGTCTCGATGACGGTTTCAAGCTCGCCGCCCCATGTTTTGAGCAGATCGCTCAAGCCCTCGCGCACTTTTACGTGATAGAAGGTATGCGAAGCGGTGCCGGGCTGGTCGCAGTTGCCGACTTCCCAGCGTGTGCCAGCGAGTATCGAAGCGAGCGCCACAGCCACGCTGCCGGACGGTCGCTTGTCCTCGATGTAGTCATCCCACGTCTCGTTGATGGAGTTGATGCACGTGACGCTGGTATAGGGCTTGCCGCTGTCATCGTGCAGCCGCTCGATTTCGTCGACTATGTGCTCATGCACAACGCCTTGTCGGTCAACCCAAACAAGGCGCTCCCCCTTGCCCAAATCCTCGTCGCACCTGATCTTAAGCTCGTCGGTGCCGTCCGTCGCGTCCTCATGGGTCGCCGCGGTGTAGGTGAGCCGTCCGAGATTAGCGCCGAAACGGCTGAAACGGGTGAAGTTGACCTTCTTTGTTAAAGCCATCTTTCCTCCCATTCCAGCGTCGCGGAGCCGCTAGAGATCTTGATGTGCGCGCGGTCTCTAATCTCAAAGAAATCGCTCATGATGTTGAGCGACGCGACCGAGCCGTTGACCGTCGCATGCTCGGTCGAGAAATCGAGCCTGATGGTGCTGTCAGCCGTAAGCGGCTGGATAACCTCGACGAACTCACCGGTGTCGGTGTTGGTTATCCTCCAGGCACCTCCGGCAGACGGCTTCGCCGTCACCTTAATTAACGCGGGAAGCGTGCCGCCGACGGAGACGGCAGCGGAGCCGGACATGTCGATACGTCGGCTCTGCCCGTGATAGTCCGGATCACCTATATGGAATGTCACCGACGCGGCAGGGCAATCATCGGTAATCTCACCCAAATCCGTGATGCCGCTGACAATGGCCATGAGATAGCGTGTCGGGTCATCCGGCAAATAGAGTGGAGCCGGCTCATCTGTCCAGAGCATCGCCGCCAATTTGTGACGAGCTTCGGCGACATCGCGTCGATGTTCCGTGCGCAGCCACATGTCGACGGTCAGGTCGTATCCCTCTCGCTTCACCGACTTGAACAGCTCGCCATGCCTTCCGGGCGCATCCTCGAACGTCGGCTTCACGCTTGCCATTATCGGGCGGTGAATCTTGCAGAAGACGAGGCTCGACAGGTCATGGCCGTTGAAGACGATGCTGTCGCTCTGGTTGCGTTTGCGTTTACGCTCCAACGGTCACTCCCCTCTGCTTCAGGCGGCTGGCGATGCCAGCGCCGATCTGCTGCCCCGTCGTGTAGGCGTCAACCTTGTCGTTGACCGTGGCGTTCACGGTTACGGAGACACTGACCGGATTTGCCCCGCCGCCCCAGCGGTCGAAAGCCCTTGAAACGGCGTCCTCAACGCTCTCGCGCAGCTTCCTGTCCGGAGTGACGTGCTCGCCACCGGCCTCACCGACGCCGATGATGCTCGGGCGGTCGAAATAGCCGCCCTTTGCATACCAGCTCACGCTGATGCTCGGCAGGTCGACGATGCCGCCGATATCCCTCCACGAGACGGAAAAATGGGGAAGGCTGATATGCGGCAGACTGATACGGATACCGGAGAACGCCGATGAAATCTGATTGGGTATCCAGCTAATCGTGTTCCAAGCGCTGTTCAGCTTGTTGGTTATGCCATTCTTGATACCCTCGAAAACGCCATCAACCTTCGTTCCGAGACCTGGAAAGCCGAGCTTATCGCCAATCGTGTCGGCAATGTTGATGGCGTTCGTCTTGGCATTGCCCAGCTTGTTCGTTATGTTGTCCTTGATGAGGTTGAAGGCATTGGCCGCTTCGGTCTTGGCGGTCGACCAGTCACCGTTCATTGCTGCCTGAAGCGCCTTCGCACTGGAAGACCCGGCTTCAAGGCCGGTCTGCATATCATTCCGGATAGAATCCTTAATCGCACCGAATTTCTCCGATGCCGCAGACTGGAGATTCCCCCAAGCATCAGACGCATTTGTCTTCAGGTTTTCCCAGGCATTCGATGCGCCTTCCTTGATTCCATCGAACTTCGCGCCTAGGTCGTTTTTGACTTCCTCGGCCTTGCCGGTTATCCCGTCCCAGATTCCTTGCCAAAAAACCGGTACCCCTGCAAAGAAGTCCTGGACTCCCTGCCACTTCTCAGAGATCCATCCGGTGAAATCAGACCACATCTGCTTGCCGGTCTCGGTCTGCGTGAAGAACCACGTAAGACCGGCAACGGCGGCGGCAACAGCCGCCACACCGAGCAGAATCGGGTTTGCGGCTATAAGCCCGGTGAACGAAGTCCAACCGCCGCCGACGGCACCGATAGCGCCCTTGAGTCCGCCGAACTTCTCGGAGACGGTTTTGATGGTACCGCCGATCTCGCTTCCCGCCTGCAGCACCTTGCCGGCACCGGTTGCAAGGCTGCCAAAGGCAAGCGTTCCGAGCGCGATATTGGTCACAAGGTCTTGCTGTTCCGGAGACAGTTGCTGGAACCAGTCGGAAACGCTCTCAAGCGCCGGAGTGACCTTCTCGAGAAGCGTGGTGCCAAGCTCCAAGACCTTTTCCTTGACCGGAAGCGCGGCTTCACCGGCTTCTGTCAGCTTCTGGTTGAATTGAGCCTGCTGCTCGCGCGAGTCGAGCATGGTCTTGTTGTTGTCCTGGTACGTCTGGCCGATCTCGCCATAGAGGCCGTCGAGCGTCTGCGTGATAAGCGAAGAACGCTCCTGCTCGCTGCCGCAGGCCGCCAGGGCTGCGTTAAACGCGTCCTCCTTGGTAGCGCCCTGCCCAATCGCGTCGTTGAACGCCTGCTGCGCGGCTTGGTTTCCGGAGAGAGCGGCGCTCCATTGCTCATTGCTCGCGGTAGCCCAGTTGAGCGCGTCCGCAAGTCCGCCGGTGACGGTTCCCGTGTGCGCCGTCTCCTGGGACGCTTCGACGAGGTTCTCGAGCGGCAGGGCATCGCCGAACTTCGAGAAGGAGCCGGCGGCGATGTTGTTCCACTTGTCCAGCTCCTGCTGGTTCGTCGTCAGTCGGGAAAGGTTCTGCGCGGCCTCTGTTGCCGTGTCCTCTTCACCGAGCAGTTTGTAGAAGAGCGTATAGGAGTTTCGGGCCTGCTCGCTCGTACCGCCGGCGTCTTTCCATGCCGCATCGAGCTGATGCGTCTGCTCGATGTTTTCTTCCTGACTGGATGCCAGACCCACGAGCGCCGTCGCAGCGCCGCCGACGGCGCCGGTGATCGTCTTGCCGGCGGTCTCAAGCCCCTTGCCGGCCTTCGCCAGCTTGTCGCTGTTGTCCTGTACCGTCTGTCCGAATTGGTACAGACCGGTCTTGGATGCTTCCGCTTCCCGGCTAACGTTCTTCAGGTCATCGGCGTAGCTCTCTAGCTGGCTCTCGCAGATGGCTACCTGCGCCTTCAGGCTAGAATACTGCGCCTGCTCGCGCTCCGTGAGCGCGACGCCGCTGCGCTGCTTTTCCTCAAGGGTTGAGAGCGCGGATTTATACGCGTCGAGCTTTGTCTTGGTCTCATCGTACGCACGGTTCAGCAGCTTGGCCTTCTCGGTCAGGAGCTCCGTGTTGCCTGGGTCGAGCTTCAGCGCGCGGTTGATGTCCTTCAGCGCGCCCTGCGTATCCTTGGCGGTGCCCTGCACCTTCTTGAGCGCGCCCTGCAGCTCTGTCGTGTCGCCGCCGAACTTGATCGTCAGACCTTTATAAGTAACTGCCATGGTCACCTCTATTCAACTGTCAAGAAGCCATGAGTGCACAGAACAGCGCGCCGCCTGCGGTGCGCTGTCGCTTTGTCCTCACGACCAGAACTCTTGCTCGCCTTTCCTTGCTTCCTCGTCATCCTCGGCATACGCAATCGCGTCGTGCACGAACGAATAGATGTCGAGAAGCGTCTGCACCTGTCTATAGCTGAGCTTTTCCAGATCGCCTATAGACAGCCCGGCCTGCTGGCACTCGTAGATGTAGAGCGCGTCGCAGCTACTCTGCAGCTCCGTCGGCAGCGGCGGCATCGGTCGCTTCGGCGGTCTCGGCTGCCACGTCTTCCTTTGCGTGCGGAAAAAAGTTTTCCTTCACGATCCCCATCACGTCGGCAGACCAACCGCCGGAGCGCTCCGGGTCGTACGCATCGGGCGGGAAATCGCCAATAAACTCTTTGAAGGGCTTGAGCTTCGGGTTGGCCGTCTTCGCACAGGAGTAAAAAATCTCAAGGAGCGGTACGATGGGCGCGACCTTAAATTCGGACGTGACCTCGAGAATAACGGAGACGTCTTCATTGATATCCTTCGGTCGCTTTGAGCCGTCGGCGCGATCGACCGAGAACTCCCGAGAGAAGACGATTGGCGTGAACGCGTTGCACGCTACGGGAACGGAAATGTCACCGATGGAGATCTCGCTTACCATGCTATGCCTCGCTCGGTGCAGGCGTGAGCTGCGTGTCGACTTCATCGAAGAACTTATCGTAACCGTCAAGGTCGCTGAAGCTGTCATACGAGCTGCCGCGCCAGCCGCTGGGAAGCGTGACGGGACGCCACGTGATGTCATAATCGAGCTGCGTGATGTCCGGCTTGTCCTCAAGGGTCTTGGCGTCCATGCTCGGTGCCTTGATCTGGCAGCAGAGGAAGCAACGGCGCTTGCCTACGGCATGCCCCGGCTGCTCGCACATGAAGGCGAACTTCTTCGGAGCCTTGCCGGAGGTGCAAAGAACTCGACCTTTTGCGTCGATGTCGAAGCCGACGAGACTGGCGAACAGCTTGCGCATCTCAACAGTTCCCTCCGTGTCGTAGAAGGAAATGGTGCCCGAGCCGCCGTTGTCCTGAGTTTTGTCAATCCAGGGCTCGTTATCGGCATAGCTCGTCGCAGTCTCGACGGAAGGCTCCATCTTGATCTCAACGGTACCGGGGACTCGCACCGGCTTCGCGTAGGTAAAGTTATCCTCGCTCTCGAGTACGGCGATATGTGCGTTCTTTACGCCGAAATATCCGTTTCGTGGCATAAGATGCCCCTTTCTTAATATTCAATCACGTTAATCTCGTAGGCGGTCTCAATGACGCCCTCTCCGTCGATCGCCGTCACGGTTTTCGTGTAGGCGAATTCGGCGGCATCCAATGCAGATTCGATGCGCTGCTCAAGCTCGTAGTCTCGCTCGGCGCAGTAAAGCGCGCAGTCGTACGGCATCCACCTGATATGCGTCACGTTGTCCGCAAAGACGGCTTCTGAGTAACCGGCTTCAATCTCGATGTACGGCGGCACAGGCCGCTCGTCAGCCAGGAACGAGCCGTTGCTGAACGGCAGCCCGAACGATTTGAGAAGGACGACAAGCTCATCCAGTGTCTTCATCACTCGCCGCCTTTCGCGAACTCCGCAGCGACCTCGTTGTAGACGCCCTCGATCACATGGTCGCCCGCGACGTGCCCGGGATACCTGCCGCTCTGGTTTGCGATGGCGTGACCCTTCTCCAGCAGGTGCGTCAGCTGGTACTGCCGGTTGTGCACGGTGCAGCTCGTGCCTGTCTCGTCGGTCTCAACGTCAGACGTCCAAGCCTTCGCGTAACTGCCCCCGTGGTGGACGCGCTTACGGCTTCGCTCGCGCAGCAGCCTGACCGCCTTCCGTCCGGCGGCGCGGGCGTTCCCCTCCAGAGCCTCAACGTCATCGTCGATCACGTCCTGCATGTCGTTGACGATAATCTCGGCAAGATCGTCGATATTGACGCCGCTCATCGGTCACCAGTCCTCTCGACAAGGGTGAGGCGGATATTGTCCGCGCCGCTAATAAGCCTGCTGTCGACCGAGTACGTCACGCCGCCGAACTCGACGAGGGTTTCGCCTGAATATGCGCAGGAGCGTATCTCGATTACCGCCTGCGGTTTCACGCCCGCCTGAGCCGCGACGTAATAGGTTGCCGCGCTCATCGAGAAGACGTTGCATGGCACGCGCCTGCGGCGTTCCTTCCTGTGCGGGACGCCTTTCTCATCGCGCTCTGTCTCAGTCGCGATGAGCGTGCAGACACCAGACCACCTACTCATCGCTTGGCTCCGCCCTGTAGAGCGAGTCCCCGCTCATCGACGTGAGCATGCATTCGAACGACTTCATGAAGCCGTCGGTGTCCGGGTTGTCCATGCCGAAGTTGGCCTTGACGTAGACTTTGATGGCAAGGCGAATGCGTCCATCGGAATCATCGTTGGCCTTCTCTGGACTGACGCCGCCCGCGACAAGCTCGGCGCGGGCGGCTTCGATGACATCGACGATCTCATCGTCGTAATCGTTGCAGAATGCCGGGATGCGGAGCGTGGCGCGGCAGGCATCGAGAATGCATTGCTTCTGCTTCTTCTTGTCTGCCATGGCACGAGACCTCCTTAGGAAGCCTTGATAGTCAGCTGGGCGAACGACTTGGGCACTGCAAGGCCGCAGTCGATGAGCTCGTAACCGTCAAAGCAGCGGTTCTGGGTTCCGTCGGACGCGATATAGGGCATCACGTCGGGGCCGTCGAACACGTTGCCCTTGAACAGGTCGGGATAGCCGGCGATGATCGTACCGTCGGCGATTGAATCGTCGCGCTTGACCAGCTTGCCGAAGATGTGGCCTTCGACGGACGGGTCGGCATTCTTCTCATCGACGAAATAGGAGCGCCCGTTGCTGTCCTCGAGCATGGCGATGTAGTTCCAGATGACGTTGTTGTTCGCATAGATGATGGCACCCTTGGGCGTGGAGAGGCCGTAGGTGTAGAGCTTGGAGAGCAGGCCGGCGAGGTCGGCCTTCGCGAACGCTCCAACTTTGGCCGTCTCGATCTTGTTCGTCTTCTCCATGCCGTAGGACTCGTTGGCCAGGCGCGCATGGGCATGGGCGTTGCACCCAACGGACAGTCGTGCGGCGATCTCGCCTACGAGGTAAGACTGGAAGGATTCGACGGACTGGACGGCCATGCGGCGGCTCATCTTCAGGCTCTTCTTGATCTCGACGCCCTCGAACTTGAGCGTGTCGAACGTGTTCTTCTCGTCGTCGGTCGGTGCCTCGCCCTCGGCGGTCTGCGCGGCGTCGCCAGCATCAATGGACTTGTGGCGGATGATCTCGAACTGATGGGGGAAGTTCTGCTTCGGCATGTCGCCCCACAGAACGGCAGTGTTGTCGATGAGCGAGATAATCTCGTTTTGCAGCTCGACGGGAATGACGGAACCGGTGTTGCCCGTCGTGTGGTTGAACTCGGCTCGCTGCTGCATAGCGTGGTTCTGCGCGGCGCGCTCCGCGTCGGTCAGTGCGTAGCCCTCTACCAGCTGGACGCCAGCGCGCTCAGCTACGCCCTTCACCCACGCGCGCTGCTCGGCGGCGGCGTAGTCGGTCGTATCGTAGACCGCGCCGGTGCCGAAGTTATTTGCAGAGCGAGCCAGCGGGACGGAATCGATGCGCTGGGCGGTGCCGTTGTCGATGGCGGCGCGGGCGGCCGCCACTGCGGCGGAACGGGTCTGCGCGGTCTGGTCGATCTGGGCACGGATCTGGTTGATCTCGTTGGTGAGCTCTGCCATGCGGGCGGCGTCCTCATCGGACGGGTCGGTGTCATCGCCGTACTTGTCGACGAGTGCCTGAAGCTCTTTCAGCAGCTCTTCAAGGTTCATGTTTGTTCCCTTTCTAGTTGGTGGCGATTGCCATTACTGCACGCGCACGGATGAGCGCGTTCCTTCGGCGCGCGTGCTCCCCGCGCGACTTCTCAATCACTCCGCTGAGAAGGTTTCTTGCACTTATTTCGGTGTTTGGGTCAGCCGGTAGGCTCACCGCCGACACGTCATAAATCTTCTTGACCCTCGTGATGGTCGTGGTGTGCGTATCCCTGTCGTACTCGGACGCGCCGATAGTGAACGCCCACGACATACGGGTCACGAGGCCGTTGTCGATTTCCTCAAATCTGCTGCGGGCGGCAACTGACTTTGAGAGGTCAGCCGCGATAAACAGTCCATGCTCATCTGGTTCGACAACCAGAGTGCCGTTTGACAGGCGCGCCAAGACATCGCCGCAGTGGTCGAATTGCATGATGATGTCGCTCATGTCAGTATCTGCGAAGGCATCTGGGCTGATGACCTCTCGATACTCAGTGCCGTCAAATGGGTCTTCCCACAAGACATACGGATCGTTGAAGGTCGAAGCGTATCCCTCTACATAGCAGTCGGAATCGATGTGCTTCTCACGGCCTTGGCCTCCATCCACGCTACGCAGCACCATCGCCATTGAACGATACTGACGTTCATTCGGTTTCGCCGTCATCGGCATCGCCGTCCTTTCCGTCGATTTTTGCGATATTCGCGTTCGTCTCTGCGGCCTTCGCCGCCTGTTCCGATGTGTGCTCGCTGATCAGGTCAAGGTCGATGTACTCGCCGCGAATGACATGGCGGTCGCCGCCCTCGTAGTGCGGTAGCTGGAACACGTCCGCGACCTGATTGCCCGTCATGACTCCACGGTCGTACAGCGATGTGCTTACGTTGAGCTTCGTCTGGTTGCTCGCAAACTCAAGTCGGTTCGCGCTGAACATGATCGAGTTTCCGTGCGCAATCTCGTTCGGCGTGAATGTCATGCAGGTGAGCACGTAGCCCAGCTGCACGGCGAAGACCTCTGTTCGCCCCTCATAGAAGGCGTTGTATGTGTCCTCGTCGGCCCTGTTCATGACGATATCTTCGTTGCTGCCGAAGAAACGGTATGCGGCTTTCTCGATTCGCTCCATCTGCGCAGCGTCGACTGTGTAGTTCTGCGGCGTGATCTGCTTCACGTCGTTGTACTTGTTGTCGTACACGGCGATGCCGCCCGCGTTTGCGGTACCGAGCTGCTTGTTGAACTCCGTGCGAGCCTTTTCGAGGTCTTCAGGGTTGCGGTTCTGGCTCATCTTGCCGATGAATCGAATGGCGGCACCCTGCTCGATTGCGGTCTTCTCGGCCTCCGTCTGTGCGTGCATCAGCTCCAGCGTGGGACGGAGCACATCGGTGCCGTCTCCGAAAAGGTCGCTTTTGAACTGATGCCTTGTCAGCACGCCGACGCGCGACCACTCGATAAGCGTCTGCTCGCCGCCGTTGAACGACAGCTTGAGCCAGAGTTGGCCGCCCACATCGTATGCCTCGCACTGCCCCGGAAGAACCGGGTAGTAGCCTACGATGGTAACCATGTCGGCACCGGTGATCGGCACGATGAGGCACGTGTCGCACACATCGAGCATCGTCGAGACGCGGTGCAGGAACTGCGGCGTCGTCATCCACGGGTTGGGTTTCCATTCCAGTGACCGCGTGGCGGCACCCTGCGCGGTGCCGGTGACCTCGGGCTTCAGCTTGCTTGCATGGTCTGCGTTGCGCTCGATGATGCTTCTCGTCAGCTCGGCTTCGTAGATGCCGCCGCTCCACGTACTGAAACGCGGCGCGTACGCCGTGAATGTCTGGAAATACCCGTCGACCGCCTTCATGATCGGCTTGTGGAAGACGGCATCGAACATGGAGCGGAACACCGACGTTATTTTCGCCACGGCTAACCCCCAATCATGCTTTTGAAATCGTCCATCATGTCCTTGAGCACGACGAATGCATCGCACTCCGCTGCCCACGCATCGATTCGATTACGCGGGTCTTGGTTCTTCTTGTCCGGCGCGATGTTGCCGTTCGCGTCGCTTCGCACCGCAACGTTCGAGCGGCACCATTCGGCAATCGGATTTGAGTTGTCGACGATGCGGTTCTCCTTGTAGAGTGCTCGCAGTTCCTTCATGGGCATCGAAAGCGTCTGCGCGCCTTGGATAACCCGCTTGAAGTTTTCAGCGCCGAAATAGCCCTCGTAGGCTTCGACCGTCGGGACGTCTCGCATGTGCCACGGGTCGTAGCCGCATGCGACGGCGTAGATGCCGCACCTCTCGCGTACCTCGTCGACCCAATCGAGCACCTCGCGCTTGTCGATAATCGGCGTCGCGGAGGTTCGCAGCAGGCCGCGCGCAATCCACGCGTCGTATGGCACGCCGTCACGACCGCCGCGCCGACCTTCTGCCTCCGCCTGCTCCAGCGCACGGAGCGGAATCCAAGCCATGTGCATCGCGTAGATACGCTCATCGCCCGGCCTCATCATCAGCAGGCACGCCGCCGTGAGGTCGGTTGTGTCTGATGCGTCAACACCGAGCACCGCGTAGGAGAATGACCCGTCTGCAGGGTCGAACGTCTCGTCATTGTGAATCTCAGCCCACGTGAGCCATGCTTGGCTCTGGTTCTCGATGAGGTTGAAATCTTTAACCAAGAGCGTCGGCAGGAATGTCGGATCGTCCTTTGCCTTGCTCACGTTCTGGCGAAGGCTGTTTAGGCTCTTGATCGTCCCGAGACCGGGGTTGGCCTTAATCCATGCGGATTCGTCCTGCCATTCCTCGCGTTCGTCGAGTTCGTAGATGAATGCTATGAAGCGCTCGGCCTTTTCGCCGGTAGCCTGTCCGTCCAGCCACTTTGTGGCGTATTCGTACTGTGCATCGAAGATACCGTTGCGAACGAAGCCGTTCGTGGTGATCTCGAGCACAAGCGGCTGTCGGCGCGCAGAGGTGCCCTGAATCGTGAGGTCGTAGAGGTCGCGGTTCTTCATTGCCGCAAGCTCGTCCACGATGGCACCGGAGATATCGAGACCGTCTAGGTGGTTGGTGTTGGCGCTCAGCGCCTTGATTGACCCCATGTTGAGGTCGCAGTAGAGATCGCTCACGCGCTTTCGCACGTGCCTGCCAAGAGCCGGTGATGTCATCACCATGCGCCAGGCATTGTTGAAGCCCTTGGCCGCCTGGTCGTGTGCAGTCGCGACGTTGTAGACTTCCGGCGCGCCCTCATCGTCATTGATGAGCAAGTCCAGCTCGACGGCAGATGCCAGCGCGGTTTTGCCGTTCTTTCGACCCATGATCCAGAGCACTTCGCGGTACTGGCGCTTACCCTCGACATCGACGAAGCCGAAGATGACCGACAGGATTGCCCGCTGGAACAGCTCCAGTTTGAAAGCATGACCGAGCTTGCCGGACGGCAGCCGGCAGAAGCGCTCGATGAAGTTGACGTGCTTCGCCGCGTATTCCTCGCGGAAATGGTAAGGGTACAGAGGGTCTGAGTTGTCCATATCGCGCAGGACATGCGCAGCCACCTGCTGAATCTTCTCGCAGGCGGTAATGGTTCCGTCGAGAACGCCGCCGAAATACTCTCGGATGGCCTTCTCACACGATCCAGCGGCCTTCTTCCTAGCCACCGAACCTCGTCTCGTTCAGATATTCCGCGAGCGCGTCTGCGGCGGTACTGCCGGTCGGCATCATGTCGGTAATCTGCTTGATGCCGCGCGAGAACGTTGTGAACAGCTTGTTGTAGGCGGAGAAGCCGGGATGCTCGCGAACGCCTGATTGGCCGCCGCCGTTGTCGTACTCGGTGAAGATGCTCTCCCCCATCAGCTCGTTGCGAGCCTGGTCGAGCTTGACCTTGAGAAACGCGATGTTCGACATCAGCGGCATGATGGCGTTGCGCCTATCGTCGGGAATCACGTCTTTGGTGAGACGTTGGAGCTTCTTGAGCTCGCTTTGGTAGCGCGCCTGTATCGTCTGCCCGCTCCGCTTCTGGGGACTTTTCGCAACTTTCGGCGAAATCTCGGTACTTTCGCACACTTTTCTCTTTGCCACAAGACCACCCCCGTTCTGGGAACTTCTGCGCGCATAAATCTATCTCCCGGCGTTGGTGCCCTATGCTGGGTGCCTTGGTTTTAGACCGGGGGGATAGCTCGAAGCTGTGACCTGCTGTTTTGTCTGTCATTTTGTTTGACTGTGCGCTTGTGCTCAGTCTGTGTTTTCGTCTGTCAGCGAAATCAAGTTGCCGTCCTCGTCAAAGCGCAGCCCTTGCCTTGTGCTGCCCTGCCTTGCCCAGCCGTGCACCTTCTTGTGGCAGAGGTCGCACAGGCTTACAAGGTTGCGAGTGTCGGTCGCTATGTTCGGATCGCTGATGTTCGATGGTGTTAGCTCGATGATGTGATGCACCATCGTTGCCGGTGTTGCGATGCCAGCCTTAAGGCAGTGCTGGCAAAGATAGGCGTCGCGCTGCAATGCGAGCTCTCGCGCCTGTTCCCAATCCTTGGAATGGTAGAACCGATACGAGAAGCCCTTTGCCATTGCGCGACCCCCCAACAAAAAAGGGACGCGACCCAAGGCCGTGTCCCTTTCTGATAATCCACCGTACCGAAATGTAGCACAAACTGAAAAGTGATGACAAGTACCAATCTCAAATATCTTTGAGCGCGGCAAAGCCCACCTCGTCGATATAGCGGAACCCAACGTTGCAAAGCTCCCTGCACCATTGGCGCGAGCACTGCATCACATCGGCTATCTCGTCCCATGGCATCGCTTGGAGATAGGCCATGCACAGCGCGTCGGCGTATCGGTTGCCCTTGAGCTTAGCCAAGCCGCCGCGATTGTCGGCACCGTAGAGCAGCACGCACGCTTCGTCCACCTCGGATTGGCTGTCCGCGATCCTCCTTTCCAACCTCCCCTCAAAGTCGATACGCCCGTTAATCGCATCCATAGGGTCTGAGCCGCCACCGCCGCCGCCCGTGCTGTAGCTCTGCGCCTTGGCTCCCTCGCGAGCCTTAAGGCGGGCTAGCATCTCCTTTGCGTGCTCGATGCTAGCCACCTCGTCACGGATGCGCTCGAAGTATTCCTTGGCATCCACAAGGCATCAACCCTAGTCGATGCCCGTAGAGCCGAAGCCGTCTGTACCGCGCTCGGTGTCGGTCAGGCTATCGACCCCGACAAGATCACACGGCACGAACGGGACAACGACCATCTGGCACACGCGCGTACCCTTGGGAAGAAACACGGTGTCACAGCTGAGATTGACCAGCGGTGCATGCACCTCGCCACGGTATCCGCTGTCGATGACGCTTACGCTGTTGCGCAGCGTCACGCCGTAGTGAGCGCCAAGGCCGGAGCGCGGGAAGACCAAGCCGACACAACCGCTCGGAATCTCGCAGGCAAAGCCAAGTCCGCAGACAGCGCTTGCGTTTGGCTCAAGCCTTACATCCTCGGTGATGCAAAGGTCGAAGCCTGCATCGCCATCGTGCGCGTATGTCGGCATGACCGTTCCGTCAGCCAGGCAAACGTTCATCTTTCGTCCGTACATGTCAGCTCCTTAGAAGGGAATATCTTCGTCGTACACATCTGGATAGGTCGCAGCCTGCGGTACCGCCGCCGGTTGCTGCGACTGTCGATGCGAGGTCATGATTGCCACGTTATCAACGATGACCTCAAGCTTGCGATAGCGCTTGCCGTCCTTCTCCCACACGTTCTGATGCAGGTGCCCAAGGATGGCCAGGCGTGCGCCCTTCATCAGAAGGCCGTTGTTAAACATTGCTTCGCCACGCTTGCCGTACATCACGCAGTCAACCCAGCTGGTCACGTCCTTATAGCTACCGTCCTGCTGCTTGCGGCTCTTGTTCACTGCTAGTGAAAAGCTCGTTACCGCAAGGCCGCTGTTGGTGTACCTAACCTCTGCATCTTGCCCAAGGTTGCCACTCAAGGTGACGCTGTTAAGGCTGTCACTCACAGTTGCCACCCCTCACGATTGCCAATGCGATATAGGTCATGATCACCATCGCGGTTGCGAGCAATGGGACGAGCCATGAGAACAGGCAACCGGTAATGACGCTTATGAGCAGTTCCATAAGGCAAAAACAAAGAAAGACGATGATGCAGCCCAACAACGCTATGAGCACCGCTACAAGCACACCAAGCCTCTTGATTCGACGGCGCGACCGCTCACTCGACCTACTCACGGCATCCACCCCCAAGAGCCTTGATAAGTCCCTCGCGCTGGACGTATCCAAGCCCCCTCACTCTGCGGCTCGCGCTGATGTGCAGGCTCTTCATGAGCGTCTCGGTGCGCGGCACTGCGTAACCGGGCATCGACCTAATCAGCGATTCAACACGCATACCCAACGCAGCTTGCTCACCGCCGTCAGCCAACTCAAAGAACTGTTCAATGGACATCAATCCGTTTTTCAGCCTGGCCTTGTACTCGGCTCTCTTAAGTCTGATCTGCATCCCCTTATCGAGGGCTGCACGCCGTTGTTCGGCAGTCAATTTCGGTACCATTTTCAATATCTCCTGATTCTTACTTGGAATACGGCGGCTAACCGTTCCAAAACCATCGGTTTTGCTTTCTGACCTCTCGTTTTCGTGTCGTGCCGCAAATGGTTGAGGTCTTGCCATTTACACACCGTTTACACTCCGTCCTCAAGCTGCTTGGCAAAGTTGTTGAACGCCTGAGCCGCCGCCTGGTCGCGCCCCGGCAAAAGGTGCGCGTAGAGTTTCAGCGTTGTCGCTTCGTTCGAGTGTCCCAAACGATCTGCGAGCGTCTTGAGGTCAACGCCGTTCGCCAGGCACCACGTGGCGTGCGTATGGCGCAACGAGTGGAACACGTACGTCCTCGGCATGCCCGCACGGTCGCGAGCGCGGCTGAAAGCCTTTGAGACGGTCGTAGGGCGCATGTAAGAGCCGTCTATGCTCACCAGTGGCGAATCGGGCGTAAAAGCGTCTGAAATCGAATCCTGTTGCGCGAGATAGGCTTTTATCAGCTCCCACTCTTCGTCGATTAGTGCCACAGGCCGCGTCTTCTTGTTCTTGGTCACGTTGGAGCGAATAACGCCACCGCCCGGAACCTCGATGACCGTTCCACTCACGAGGATGAACCCCTGCGCCTTGTGGAGGTCGCGCCGTCTAACGGCGCACACCTCGCCGACGCGCATCCCCGTGTGTAGTGCAAGCCAAGCTGCGAAAGCGTAGGCTGATTGGCGCATGAAGCGCTTCTCGGGCGCCTCAAGGTTGAGCTTTTCGGAGACCATGGCATCGAGTGCCCTGTAATCCCATTCGTCGATGCTCACGGCTTCATGGTGTTCCTCTGGCGGCTTTGTGACCATGAGCATTGGGTTGTTCTCGCAGATGCCGATGCGCACCCAAAAGTTGTATGCACCGCGCAAAAAGTGGTGAACGCTGATGATCGTGTTGCACGAAAGACCTTGACCGCCGTTCTTCTTGCTCACGCCAAGCCTCGTCTCGAAGTCGTTCAGCTCAATGGCGGTAAGGTCGCGAGCGACTTTGCCTTTAAGGTACTTGCCCACGTAGGTTCGTGTGAAAAACGTCCACCTCTTCACGGTGTTAATGGCTGCGCCCTTGACCTTCCGCTGCTCGATGTACTCCCAAAGCAGGTCGACTATCAGCGTGCTCTTGACCTTGCCGTCAAAGGTCAGGTGCGAAGCCCAGGCATCAGCCAAAGCCTGCGCTTCATCGCGCGTCCTGGCATCCGGGAAACTACGGCGTGGCCGTATCTGCCGCCCGTCCGGTGCCTTGCCAAGATACGGCTGCGCGTACCACACGCCCTTTGGGTCGCGCTTGACCTCAACGTCCATGGCGGCGCTTCAATTCACGTACGACGTCGATAACGCTGCCCGACATGTCGCGAATCTCGTGGATGCAGTCTTTGCAAATGTCGAACTCGATAAGCTTGCCCTTGTCAAAGGCATGCACCCTTGCGAATTCGTTAATGTTGGTGCAGTCTGCTTCCTTCCCGCACCCGTCGCAGCAGCCGGAAATCTTAATCATCGTCCCGCTCCTTTCCAGCCGCTTTCTTCGCCTTGTGCATGCTGATCTTTGCCGCGTAAATGAAGTAGATGCACACGATCAGCAGGAAGCAGGAGAAGGCCAGGAACCCATATCCAGCTCCGAAGATGAAGCCAATGGCGATACTGGCAACCAGCATCGCAAACGGGACGATCAGCAGGGCGCACCCAACCAGCATCGACGATGCCTCTTCATACTCTTCCTCGGTCTTAAATTCTTTCATTGCTTTCCTCCAAATTTCGGTGAATCACTTCGATTGCGTCGGTGACGCAATCGCACCAGCAAATAAGATCGTCGTAATCGACCCGCGATCAATCGTGTCCCCGCTTCTCGCACGTTGTAATGCGCCGGCTCATGTCCTGCGATACGGCACACAGGTTCTCGAGGGTCTTGCGGTCGCTCCTAATCGTCATCGTCGGTCACCCACACATCGCGGTGATACTCCCGCATGAACTCGTCGAAATCCCATTCGATGTCTTCACTCTCCAAGCCTTGCCAGCCCCAAAACTCACTGACATATGGCTGGCAGCGCGGGCATGCGTAACGCTTCCAGAACAGACGCATCCAAAGGCCGCTTTCCATGAGCACTCCACGCGTTCCCGCTGGAACCGTCTCGCCGCAGTACGCGCACTCATGCGCCTTGCGGACAGTGATGATCTTGGGCGCGGCGTAGAAGTCACCACCGCTCATGACGCGCTGCCTTCCAGTGCTTCAAGCATGTTCTCGATGCACTCATGCGCCTTCTTGAGGTCTTCGATGCCGTTCTTGGATTTCCAGCGCCACAGGTACTTGAAGGCGCATCCCTGCATATAGGAAACGTATTCATCGGTGCCAAGCATCGATTCCATTGCCTGCTTGCACTCAATGCCGGTATGCCCCGCGTAATGTGCCGGCTTGGTCACAGGGTCGAACTCGGAATCGACCGTTGAGGTCATCTTCTCGGCAATCTGCGAAGCACTGAGCTCAACAGGCTCAGTCAGATCACCTACACGCTTAACGTAAGAACTCATTGCCATCACTCCTTTGAAACCAGCTTCGACAACTCGTCAAAATCGACCGTATGGAGCAGCTTTATCAGCTGCGCGACCTCTGGTGAGCGCCAAGCGTGCATGCCGAACGTATGCGCCCCTGTCGAGTAGTGGTAGTAATTGGCCTTAAGGTGCTCTTCCGCTTCGCGAAGCGTGAGAAACATGGTGTCCGGGACAATTGCCCACAGCTTCGTAAGGAACACGCAACCAAGCGCGTTGTTTTCGGCGTATTCCTTGATTACACCCTTAGAGATTCTGATGCCCATATTCGTGAAACGTGCCCGAATGCATCCGTCATCGTCAAGATCAAGCCAGTTGTCTTCAAGCCATTCTTTGGCGTGCTCTTCGCCGCCTAAATTAAGCTCGTCCTTGTAGGCTCGCGACACCGCTTC